GATGCTGAGGCCGTACTTGTAAGCGTCGAGCACAACGGTGCCGAACTGAGGGTCACTCTCACCGATACTGCCTGCTTCGGTGATGATCGAAGCAGCCGAGAACGACGTGACAGTCGGGAACGTCATAGCCTCGCCGGAGCTCGTAACAACGTCACGGGCCAACGAGAACATGCTGGTTGCACCCTCACGCAGCTGAACATACAGCTGACCGAACAGGCTAGCCGGAATCAGTTCTTCACCGTCACCAGTGGTACCAGCGAGAATGTCCCGACGAGCGATCTTTGAGTAGTCGCCCTGTGCCATGTTGAACTGTGCAGAACTGCGGGCCTCAGGGTGATCCTTGCCAAGCAGGAGCACACGTGCTTCACGCTCAACAGGGGTCAGACCGTCATCAGCGTCACGCTGACCTGCGTCAACCTGAGCACCAACAAGAGCGTCAAGCTTCGCAGAGTGTGCTTCGAGCTCTTGCTTGCGGAAACCACGTTCGATCTTCTCATCGTTCAAGTCTACCGCAGCGTTCGCACGGTCAATCTTGGCACGTTGTTCTTCAGAGATCGGGCCTTCACCGATCTCGGCGTCGATCGCACGTAGATCAGCGATAGCTGACATGCGGGCATCATATGCTGCACGGATCTCTTCGTTCACTGGCTTACTTTCGTTACTCATAATGAGTCCTCTTCTGCCGCCAAGCGGCGACTGTAATAGTTCAGGCAATCTGCCCTGTTTGGGATAACTTGGTGAGTGCGCTTGGCGGGTCACCGAATTGATAGCTGCCCCGACCAGTCGAGGAAACGAGTGCGTGAGCGGGTCGCCTCCTCGGTCAGTTCAGTTACCTCTGCGACAGCCTCAGCTGCCGCCAGATCTACATAGCTGGACAGTGAACGTGCTGCCACAGTCGTGTCAAGATAAGCAGGCGACACGACAGGTCCGAGTTCGTACAGCGCTACCTCTGTCAAATATCGCACGTTCCGGCCCTCGACTTGCTCCCATCGCTCGCCGGCAGCTTTAACACTGAACGAGAACGAGCTACCGAACAGGTCGCCACGCTCAGCCATGGCCAGAGCGTCACGCCCGACAGACGTGTCAGGCACCTGTACTTCATAGCGCAGCCCTACTTCATCGACGCTCAGTTTCATCGTGCCAGACATCGAACGGCCTAGCAGCTGGTTCGGATCATGATTCACACAACACAGAACGTCACCGCCGTGCCCCAGCGTGCGATTGAAAGCCTCAGGTTCGATGATCTCAGTGAACCCTCCGAGATCCTGCGAAGGCTTACCGAATACGGCACCGTAGCCGACCAGGGTGCGCTCATCGAACACCTGCGGCCCGCCAACAGAAGTGATTCGTGTCTCAATGTTCATGCTCATTCCTTCTCCTGCTGTGCAGGTTGTTCAATGTTGTCTGGTGTTTCTTCCTTCGGTGCTTGAGCCAACGGAATCCACGGCACAGCGCCTGCACCGTCAGGCAGTGGCCCCATGTTCTCAGCCAGCCGAGCCTCATCAGCTGTGATCACGCCAGCAGCGACGTTGGACCGCAGCACGCTCCATCGTTCGGCCGTAGCGCCACGCAGCAGCGCCTCCTCATTGATGACCACAGACACAGACGGGTCGCCGGCTATGCGGCGTGCGAGCTCCGTGAACCGTGCCTCAATACGTTCAAGATACGGTCGAAGTGAATGCACCACGAACTGGTTGTTCTGTTCAGCCATCGCAGTTCCCCAGCCAGACGTTCCGGCGTTATCCTGCAACAGGTGCGGAGGCACCCCGTAAATACGGGCCACCTCCTGCACCGTGAATCTGCGCTGCTCGAGGAACTGAGCCTCACCCGGTGCCACCTGCAACGTCCTAAACTTGGCCCCCTCAGTCAGCACAGCTACCCGCTTAGCACGGTCAGGGCCTGAGAACAGATCCGACCACGCCTCACGTGTCGCAGCCCTACCAGTATCTGACAGTTTGACCTCAGGCGGGATCTCAATGACACCGCCTGGTGTGGCGTCATTCTTGAAGAACGAAGCTCCGTAGCGCTGCGCTGCCAGACTCACACCCAACGTCTCAGCGCACGCAGCGATAGGTGACATACCATGAAGCGAACCTGGTGCCGTCATGCCCCGCAGGTGCATCACCTCAAGCGAAGCACCAGACTCTGCTAGGAACTCTGGCACCAGCGTGACCGTGCCAGTCGCACGGTTAGTGATCTTCACGATCTCCTTGCTCTCACGCACGCAAGAGTCAGGCGCTAGCACAGACATCGCAGATAGCCCATCGTTAAAGTTTGACCAATCCAGCAGCACGAATGCGTTGCCGTCTTGTAGCAGCGACATCAGCACCTGCCCCAGGAACTCTGACCACAGCTCATGCTGACTAGGACGGTCAAGCCACACAGGTCGAGGAGTCACCAACGTAGGCACAGCAGCGGTGCCTTCGCTGTACAGGTTGCGGGGCAGCGTGCTAATAGCCTCAGAGATGATCCGCCAGGAACCATAAACGGCAGACAGCTGCCCGGCCTGCTTCACGCCCACTCGGACGCCGGCGTGCGAACCTATACCGCCGACCATAGACAGGTCGCCACCAGAGTTGAACATGTCCTGAAGCGAGATACTACGTGCGGACAGCGCACCTGTAATCAGGTCTGTGATACGCATCATTCGCCGGCCTCATCGACAGCACGCACAGCCACACGAAGCGCTAGCGCACCGCCGATGATCCACACCGCAGGAGGGAACACAGCCCACACGCCGACAGCGATAGCAGTCAATCCAGCCACCACCAACAACAACACACCGAACTCATTCATATTTGAACCTCTCATATCAGAACAACTAGCGAGTCATCCGAGTTGACCGTTTCAGTCTCACGCCACCGAAGCGCACGATCGACCGCTATCACGAGCGCCACAGCGATATCAATATGCCGGGTGCTCGACTTGTACTCCTTCGTTAACACGCCACCCTGCGGCGTCTCCTTCAACACACCGTTCGCAAGATGCCTGGCCAGCGCAGGGTCACCGTTGTGCTTTAAACCCGCATCCATCACGCACGCATAGAACGAACCAGTCGCAGGGATCATGCGTGCCCTAGAGTTCGTAGGAAACTCCACCAGCGGCGCACCATGATCCACCTGCATACGCAGCAGCGACTGCTCAAACCGCCACGGGTCTGCCACCAGCTCACGAACCGTGAACCTTGACATCGCCGCAAGCATCGCCGCTTCAACCTCGTCCGCTGGCGTACGCCAGTCTGGATCATTTGTTGGTGCCTCCCAGTGTCCCAGCACTTGCACAAACATGTCAGACAGCCGAACCGCCACCAGCGCCGTGCTGTCACCCTTCCAAGCGCCATCGAATCCGAGAATAACCTCGTCGCCGTCTGCTAGCAGGTCGTCACACTCAAGCGCATCCCAAGCACCCGCAGGCAGAAACGCATTCGCAGAACTCACCCAGCCGTTCAGCTTGTAACGGATGAACGCAGACTCGTGAGAGCTCTTCAGTGTGGCCTCAAAGTCAGCAGCAGAGTTCGGGAATATCGACCACGCAGGATTCATAGCCTCCCACACCGCAGGATCTTTGTGCGACCATTCAGGCTCCTTCATCTGTTCCATCGTCGGCCCATACCACGACATACCGAACCCCTGCGAGAAGTCCTCGCCACGCTCTTCAACACCGTTTATGCGACGACCGTCTAGCCTCAGCCCTGCCATGTACATGCGCCCGAGCGGTGAGCCCAGATCGAAGCCGGCAGTGGAAATGACCAGCATCATCGGAGACCTACGTGCAGCACCGCCAAGCGACAGCGCATCAAACAGGTCAGTGGTCTTGTGAACGTGGTACTCATCCAGGATCACAGCGCTAGGATTCAAACCCTGCTGCAAACCAGCATCAGCGCTAACCGCACGATACGTGCCCCTGTTGATATTGCACCGGATCTCGGTACGCAACACAGTGCAGATCTCCGACAGCGCCGGCGACATCTCCACCATACGGCGAGCCTCATCAAACACCAGCCGAGCCTGCGCCCTATCAGCAGCTGCGCTAATAACCTGCGGGCTAGGATCATGCGGATCAGCCACCAGATGGTACAGCGCTATCGCAGCACCTAGCTGACTCTTACCGTTCTTGCGAGGCAGACCGAGCAGATACAACCTGCGCAGCCGCTCACCATTATCGTCCTCCTTGTAAATGTCGCCGATCACATCCTTCTGAAACGGCAGCAGCCGAAACGGTTCACCCAGGAACGTATGCCCCAGAGTCAGAAACTTCTCAATGAAGTCGATCACCCGCTCAGCTTCAGTCATCAGTCCTCCTACAGACTAGCTACCCGTGAAACGCCAAGAACGACACAGACACCGCATTCGACGCTATCGCATACAACGATTCACCCGCATCGAGCCGAATATGCTCACTGGCCTCTGTACCAGCCAGATGCAACCCCGTGCTTACCGTCACGCCAACAGGACCAAGAAACACAGGATGCCCCGCACCGCCTCCATCGTTGTGCACCGTTACAACAGACCCGTCACCATCAGCCCTGCATATCAGCACAGCACTAGTGGACACAGCCACCTGACCCGAAGTAAGCGCCATTAAAGCACCGCTGCGAGAGCGCCTGAGAACTGACCAGACACGTCCGCTGAGCCAGATACCATCTTCGCACGCACCCGCACGTCCGTATTCTTCGGCACAATAATCACAGGGTCAACAGTCTTAGAGAACGTAGTCAAACCCTGCACCGCTGTAGCAACCTCAAACTTCGGGAGCCACACACCATCAGTCGCTCTAGTCTCAAGAATGTAGCCGGTCTCAAGGTTGGAACCGTCAAGAGTCGAGAACACAACCTCAGTGATGAACAGATAATCAGTTGAAGATATCGACGTCGCAAGCTTGCGAGTAGTGTTCTGGCCCGCTTCGATCTGCGCATGAACCTCAGCCGCCGAGTCCGGCACACCATCAGTGATAGCGCCTCCCTCATACACCACAATCGAACCAACAAAGTCGACAGCACCAACGTTGTACATGCGAGAAACACGAGCACACGCAGTACCCAGCGTGACAGGCGTCTGACCAGTCAACGTCACAGTCTGCACACCGAACGTCAGATCGTTACCAGAGATCGTGTGATACTCAATCCTGACATCAGTAGTGTCGCTCGCAGAACTCGACACGATCGAGGTGATCGCATTCGTCGAAACATAGGTCTCATCAGCAGCTCCTTGAAGTCCAGCAATAGTCTCAAACGATGTCCCAAGCGTCTCACGTGCACCGAACTTGCGGAGACTCTTAGCCTTAGCAGCCACACTCACAGTGTCACCGAACGTGCTCAGCACCTCGTTAACAGCCGACTGTAGCCTAGGATCGAGCGAAGCGCCAGCGCCACCAGCGGACCCGGGAGGGGAATACGAAGCCATCAGTTACTCACCTTCAAGACCCGAACAGGTTCGGTGCCAGTTGAAACGATACCGTAGACAGAAGAACCAGCAGACAGGTCGAACGACAACGCACCGCCAGACGCCAACGGGAACCCATCAGTAGTAGCCACAGCAGCAGCGCCAACATAGACAACCTCTGTGCCGACGTTCGTAACCACGATCTCGTCGCCGTCGCCGTCAGCCTTAGCTAACAGCGTCGCAGTTACTGCCACAGTGACAGCGCTAGATGAAATACCCATGTCTACCCTTCTAAGATTGTTTTGATAGCCGCTAGCTTCTGGGAGTCAGTCAGCTTGCGAGGCTCAGCGACGCCACTGATAGCAGCGTGCACACCCCGCATCACCCGAGGTATCTCAGCCTTCAACCGGACACCGCAGCAAGCAGTCGCCTTGAAGTCAGAGTGCGCAGCTAGGTTGAACCCAGGAGCTACCACGCCCATCTTCACGAGCTCCACCAGCAGCCCCGCCAGCCCATCAACAAGATCGGCACTGACAGTATGCTTGCCGTCAGTCTCATAGTCACCGAGCACGCAGATACTCAAACTTGAAGCGTCCATACCCGCACCCGTAGCGCCACCCTGCACGAACGCACCCCGACCCTCAGCCGTGTACTTGTCGTTCATCAGGAAGTTGTACGCTATGTCGTAGAACTCGCCGCTGATATGGTGCCGCTCGATAGACCGCAGGACAGTCTCAAACGGTTCAGAGCCCGTCACACTGTGATGCAGCACAACAGTGTCCACAGCCCCGCCGGCAGACGTCACAGGATGCTTCACAACTCGCTTTGGTGTGATACCCGCACTCCATTGTTTACGCTTAATCATTCAACCAACTTTCGAACGCCGACGAAGCCTGAGCCGCACCTAACGTGATCGTGTTCCTAGCCTGCGGACTCAACCCGATACGGTCCTCAAGACCGACCAGCCGCACCTCCACATCGTTCAACAACTTTGCGACAGGGTGCACAACCTTCTGGCCGGCAGCGCCCGTGGTAGTCCAACCCTCAGCGGCTATCTCAGCCATCAACAGCTCACGCCGTTCGAGCAGCGAACAGTACCTTGATATCAGCCCGTAATCAGCGACAGGGTCAAACACTCCGGCAGGTCCACCAAGCTCCCAAATCGCAGCCCACGTGTCAGCATCCTCGAGCGTGTCCGGCATTTCAGGCGTCACGAACGCAACATTGCGAACAGGCGCAGCCTTCAC